ATGGCGACGCGGAAATCGTTTCTGTCATCTCAGCCGTCGATGGGGTGGCGAGGGAAATGGAACGCCGGTGGGGGGTGAACCGTCTGCTCACGTCGTGCCCCGATCGGGTGCTCCGGGAACGCATGGAGCGACAGTTGGAAAAGTTCAATTCAGCAGTCTGGGAGACCCGGAATGTTGTCGAGGTCACCGCGCACGGCGATGGGGTGATCAACGGATGGCGAGCCCTGGAGCGCGCGGCCATGGACGCCGGCATCGAGGAGCTCGCGGTCGGGCGTCAGATCGAGACCAGGATGGCAGACGGGTCGGTGCTGATCATCGTGCCGACCGCCGATGCTTATGTGAGGCCAGACGACGAGGAGCGCGAGGTTACGGTGATCAGCGCGGAGGCCGTGGCCGCGCTCGTAAAAGCACAAGGCGACGTCGTCGACGCGGTGGTCAAAAATTTTCCAGGCGCGATCATCGAGACTGTCCGACCAATCGACTGGGACACGGGAGATGAAATTGGCTTCTAGGGATCGCGACAATGGGCCGCCAGAGCGATGGCAGCACGATCGACCGCGCGTCAGGGCGATGAAAATCGGATCTGGGAAGGCCACGGAGGACGTGATCTCGGTAGAGCACCCTACGCAGATCGACAAATTGTATGAGACGGGGATGCTCGGCGGCGGTAAGCGCGCTGTGAGCCGCTACGAGGCCGGGTTGTGGCTGATGCGGTGCAGGGCGGCGGCTGGGCTGGAACCACGCCTGACGGCCTCCTATGGCCCTCCTGGAGGGCATGAGGAGATTACCGACGCTCAGGCTTGGAGCCGTCGGATGTTCAACGACGCTGTGAGAGGCATGGGAGCCTCGTCGCGGGCTATTCTGAACCTTATTGATGATAGGAGCGATCTGGCCGCCCTCGATGAGATCAAGGACGGCCTGGATCGCCTCGCGAAGATGCGAGGATACTGACTATGCTTCGCGGAGTTTACGGGCGACGAGGTTTAGGCGCCGCGTCGAGGCGGGTACGACCCAACGCTTGACGCGAGGGCGCGCGGCACAGACTTTTGGGAGGACGGCGTAATCGGTGTTCCGTATTTGCAACGCCCCTGCCGTCGCCCCGGTTACGTCATTGAGGTGCGCGACAGGATTGCTGCTGAACCCCCGCTGCCGGCGCTCGGTGAAATCGCTTACGGCGGACGGGCCGTAGTTGGCGATTGACAGGATGACGCGCTCCAAGGCTACGGGGATCTTGTGGGCCTTGCGGTTGATTTTGATCGTTTTCATTGTTTCTCTCCTGGGTTGGTCTTCACTCCACCCGGCGTGGACCTAGCGGCGGGTTTGGTATTATCAGACGATGTAGATCGTGCTGCCTGGGTAGTTCGAGGCCACATCGACGGCGGCGGCTCGGGCTTCGGCCAGAGTGAAATACCATTCAGTATCGTACTGCCCACCGGGGCCTGTCGGGAGCATCATGAATTCGGTGCTTTCTTTCGTCCACATCGAGTTGTCGTCCCCATCGGTCGGATCGTACGCGGCCACCTCGGCGACCATTCCATCCCTCTGTCCGTAGTATATGGTGTCGATTTCGTTGGGCATCTGGTCTCTCCCGGTTGGTCTGGTACTCACGCCCGCCGGCAGCCCGTGTGGCCGCCGGCAAGGTGAGGATCAGGTAGTTTTAAAAATTGAAATCGTAGAATTTTCGGGGCCTGTCGGCCAGGACGTGACGCTGACCGTGCTTGTCCAGCCATTTCCCCTGCTTGTTCAGACGTATCCGGTAAGTCGGTGCCTCCAGGTCCGAGGTAATTTCGTAGGCCTGTTTGTGCTGGTTGTGGAAGTGCCCTACGAAACCACCGGGGCTGAATTCCAGCTCGACGAGATTTTTGCCGGCCTTCATCTCTCGAACGTCCAAGGTTTTCGCGCTGATCGCGCGCAGAATCTCTACTGGCTCAACGTCAGAGTACCCATGGCGATTGGCGTATGCGTAAGTCATTGGTTTATTCCCTGTTCCAAAGTTTCGGCCTCGTGGCCATCGTCAGCGGCGCGAACAACGCCGGACTTTGTTTTCCCCAGGGTCATAAGAGTTTGACCTGAGACCCAGCTCGCACCTGGGATCGGGGCCTTGGCCCGCCGGACATCTCGTCCTCAAAACAAATATAGGAACTTTCGTTCTCTTATGCAACCATAAAAGCGAACTTATTTGACATTATTCTTCGGGTCTCTATATCTACGGAATGACACACCAAACAGAAACTATAAGACTGGCGACGCTCGGTATCCGGCTCGTCGATCTTGCTCGAAGATTAGGAGTGACGTACCGGGCGGTCACGAAGGCGTCGGCGTCGGGCAGCCGCAATCTCCGCGCGATCGTCGACGCGCTTGAAATCATGGACGCGGATCAGCGCGAGGAATGGATGGGGAGGACAGGGGTTGACAAATAATCTATGAAGCGTAAGTCTCGGGGCGAGACAGTGCGCCCGAATTCTGGGCGCTTTTTTTATGGGCGGTCACTTTGGCACAGGTTGACCAAGACGAGTACGGATTGAACGTTCGCGAACGTAAGTTCGTCGAATTGTACATAGCCGGTGGCGTTGGCAGTAAGGCCTATGTCGAGGCCGGGTACAGTCCCAATGGCGCCGATGTGAGTGCTAGTCGCATGCTAGGCCGGGCTAAGGTGCGCTCGGCAATAGACGCCCTGCGCCCGGATTACAGCGCGGATCTCCAACGTGTCACGCCTGAAATGGTGATAGCGGGACTACACGCCGAGGCTAGCGGCGGCGAGACCTCGAGCGCTCGGACGGCCGCCTGGACGCAGCTGGGCCGCGCCTTGGGCCTGTTCGTCGACCGGGTCGAGAACAAGAACACGTCGCTCGCCAGCGAACTCGACGCGCTCGAGGCGAGGCTCGACGATGAGGCCCCGAAAATGAAGATCGTTGTAAATCAATGACTTACCGCGAAAGAATATTACGCCCCCTCCCCCAATGTTGCGATAAAAAAAGAATGTAATATAATCAAAGAGTTAGGTGCGTTTCGGTTTCCCATAATGTACATTATCGAACAACCATTTAGCTCAAATGCAATGTATATAGGCCCCCGCCGTATCAATATCGAAGGCGGCGGCCACCAAGGATCGCTACTGCCGGCGGCCGAAAGGCCCCCCCTAAAAAAATTGGCCCCGGTAATTTTTGCACACATTCCCTCGCTCCGTTGAGCGACGACCCAGAAAATTTTTTTGGAAAAATTTTGGCAAACGAAAAAGTCCAAGCCAAGCTCGCCCAGTGGCGCGACGATCCTGTGGCCTGGGTCCGGGAGGTCCTCGGAGCCGAGCCTGAGGCTTGGCAAGAAGATGCCTTGCGCGCCGTGGTCAACTCCGACCGCACGTCGGTCAAGTCCGGCCATGGCGTTGGGAAATCGACGATGCTCGCCTGGACAATACTGTGGTGGCTGACAACCCGTTCCGACGGGGTCAAGGTCGCCGTCACGGCCAATACGGCTCACCAATTATCAGATGTACTGTGGAGCGAAATTGGCCGCTGGCGCGACGCGATGAAAGTCGGGAAGGGCGACATCGAAGTTAAGTCCGACAAGGTTCTCCTACGCGGAAAGCCGGACAGCTTCGCGGTCGCCCGCGTCTCCCGTCGGGAGCAGCCAGAGGCCCTCCAGGGCTTTCACGCCAAGCACATGCTCTTCGTGGTCGACGAGGCTTCCGGCGTCCCGGACAATGTCTTCGTAGCGGCCCAGGGCGCCATGTCGACCGCCGGCGCCAAGATCATCATGACCGGCAACCCGACCCGGTCGACTGGGTATTTCTACGACGCCTTCCACGGCGCAAACGCCGCGCGATGGCACAAGATGACGGTGAGCTGCGCGGACAGCACCCGGGTGAGCCCGACGTTCATATCGGACATGGTCCGCCAATATGGCGAGAATTCAAACACCGTCCGGGTGCGTTGCCTGGGAGAATTCCCGGAGGGCGACGACGACACGGTCGTGCCGCGCCATCTGGCTGAGGCTGCCACGCGACGCGACGTCGAGCCGTCTGAGACTTCCCCGATAGTCTGGGGACTGGATCCGGCTCGGTTCGGTGCCGACCGCACCGCCTTAGCCAAGCGCCAGGGTAACGCGGTCACCGAGATAAGAAGTTGGTCCGGCCTTGACCTGATGGAGACGGCGGGACGCGTCAAGGCCGAGTATGACGACATGCGCTGGGACGCACGCCCCGCGGAGATACTGATAGATTCCATTGGGCTGGGCAGCGGCATCCTGGAC